GGAGACACTGGAAACTTTCTTAATCTTCCCTATCACGGTGGTGATGATTCTATGCGTCATGGCTATAGCGACGATGGTAGCGCTAGTAGTCTTGATGATTTCTTTGCTTTATATGACCATTATTGTACGACCGAAAAAAGTTTAAAAGAATTTAAAGTAAAAAGAAAGAATGATATTGAATTAAAAGACGGACCACCTTGTTTGTCTACATTGATGTCACAAGGTATACCACCCGGCGGAAGAGATAACACACTGTATCAATACGCAGTGTATGCAAAAAAGAAATGGCCAGAGGAATGGCAAACAAAAATAGAAGAGTTTAATCACAAGTATATGGAAACACCATTACCGGCACAACAAGTTGTCAAAACAATAAGACAGCATGAGAAAAAAGATTATCAATACAAATGTAAAGATCAACCGATGTGTGCAGTATGTTCACAAAGTTTATGTAGAGGTAAACAATATGGTATCGGTAATAACTTTGAACATCAAGTCAGTGACTTAACAAAGTATGAAAGTGATGAATCAACTTGGTTTTTAAATATTGATGGTAGAAGATTGAAACTATCAACAGATCAATTTTATAATCAACATAAATTTAGACAAGCATGTATGAATGAAATTAATGTAATGCCTAACATGATGAGACCGGGTGATTGGGACAGCAGAATACAAATGTTATTAGATAGTGTTGTTGTTATACAAATGCCACATGAGATTACAAAGACAGGTAGATTTGAAACTTTACTTGAACGTTTTTTAGAAGATCAAGGTGAAGCAGAAAACATAGATGAAATAGATATGGGTAAAGCATTGTTTGAAGAAAGAGAATATGAAGAAAAAGAAGGTAAAGTAAAAAGAGAAACTGCATATTTTAAATCAGAATGGTTACAAAAGTTCTTTAAAAAGAAATGATTTTAAAGATTTTAGTAGAACAGAAATGACAGCACATATTAGAAATAAATTAGGCGGCGGAGATGTAAGAAGAAAAATAAAAGGTAAGACAGCTTATCTTTGGTATGTACCTTGGATTAAAAAAAGCGATAATGACTTTGATACACCAGACATGAGTGAGGAGACACCTTTTTAGTGGATAGAAATATTATCTTTGGTCCACCGGGAACAGGTAAGACAACACACTTACTACGCATTGTAGAAAAAGAGTTGCGTGAAAATAATGTATCACCACATAGAATTGCTTATCTTGCATTTACTAATCAAGCGGCAGATGAAGCATTGTCTCGTGCTATCTCACAGTTAAATTACAATATAAAAGACTTTGTAAATTTTCGTACACTACACAGTTTAGCATACAGAGAGTTACATCTAAAAGAAGAAAACATCATGAGTGATGAAGATTACAAAAGAGTATCTAATAAGACACAGATAAAATTAAGTAATCCAAACAACAACATAAAAAAGTATGGTGCCGGTTTTCCCGATGATGTGTTTATGCAAATTATTGATGGTGCAAAGATACGAGGATTAACATCCGAAGCTTATTTTAATTATCCCGAAGTTGGAAACGTTGAAGGTGGTTTACGCAAACTAAAATACATTGATAAGTCATTGCATGATTACAAAATGGAAAGAAACAAATACGACATGACCGACATGATTGTAGACTTCAATAAAAAACATTATGACCTTATGCCAAACTTTGATGTCGTGATTATAGATGAAGCACAAGACCTTAGTTGGTTGCAATGGAAAATGGTAGAGCGTGTTATTACTAAAGCAAAACGTGTGTACATAGCCGGTGATGATGATCAAGCAATCTATCGTTGGGCGGGTGCAAGACCAGAGTTCTTGATGAACATGGACGGAAAAAGAACCATACTAAATAAGTCATACAGATTAGCAGAGTCTATTCATGCAAAAGCAAATAAATTAATTAAGCGTGTCAAAGATAGAGTGGATAAAGAATGGACAGCGCGTGATGAAAAAGGTCAAGTAAACATACACCCGGTCGAGCAGTTACAAAAAATGAAAGAAGGACAGTGGCTAGTATTAGCAAGAGACGGATACCGATTAGATAAATTAGAAGAAGAATTAAAAATTTATGGTTACTTCTATGAGCGAGGAGATCGTACCTCTATTAATAAACGTGTGCATGAAGCTATCTTGGCATGGGAAGATATTCGTAAAGGTAAAGAATTGGATATAAAAGGAGTTAAATCATTTTACAATTATATAAAAACAGGAACAGGTGTTGATAAAAAATTTAAAGGAATGAAGAATGTTGATAAAGATAAAATGTTTACCTTTGATATGTTGAAAGAAAGTTACGGATTAAAATTAGATAAAGATTTACCTTGGTTTAAGGCACTAGAAAATATTGAGCCTACCAAGAAGACGTATGTACGTATGTGTTTACGTCGTCAAGAAAACATTAGACGCGCACCACGGATCAAACTATCCACGATACACGGATCAAAAGGTGGTGAAGCAGATAATGTAATGCTGTTAACAGATTTAACTCGTAAGGCTGATGCTTCGTATTGGTCACAACGAGATGAAGAGCGACGTGTATTCTATGTGGGAATGACGCGTGCAAGAAACACTTTGAACATTGTGAGATCACAAACGGACAGAGAATTTACGGAGGCATTTTAATGTTTACAATAGATACTGCATTGAAACAAGTCAGTGTAACAGAGAAACAAATACGCAAGATACGCGCACAGTTACCAAAACTAAACCGTGAGAAAGTTGATCAAGAATTAAAAATATTATTACTTGATTTACAACTACTTACAAATGATTTAAGATCTATCAACAAAAAGGAGAAAGATGAAGACTAGAGAATATTTAGATACGGCGGCAAGGATAGTTACTGGTCAACGTCAACATGACTACGGTGATAAATATCAAAACCATGAGAACATTGCAAACTTATGGAGTGCTTATTTAGATTATAAAATATCAGCACACGATGTAGCGATATGTATGCTACTTGTAAAAGTGGCAAGACTTAAACACAGACCTACAAAAGATTGTTACATAGACATGGCGGGATATGCGGCGATTGCGGGTGAAATAAATGATAGGAAAGAAGATGGCACAACAGATACCTCTATTTCAAACTCCGAGTGAGTGGACACCACCAGAGAAAGTTCCTAATCTATCTGAAGCAAAAGAAATAGCTGTCGACTTAGAGACATACGATCCAGACATTAAAACAAAAGGTCCGGGTTGGGCTATTAACAATGGCTATATAGCCGGTGTTGCTATTGCTGTAGAAGGTTGGAAAGGTTACTTCCCTATACGTCATGAGGGTGGTGGTAACTTTGATGAAGGTATTCTTAAAAGACAAATACAAAAGATCATGGAACTACCATGTGATAAAGTATTTCATAACGCCGCTTACGATGTAGGTTGGCTTAGATGGTGGGGTGTAGAAGTAAAAGGTAAAATTATAGATACCTTGATTGCCGCGCCACTAATAGATGAAAACAGATTTCGTTATTCACTAAACGAGTTAGGTAAAGACTATCTCAAAGAAACAAAGTCAGAAGGTTTATTATATGAAGCCGCGAAAGAATGGGGCGTCGATGCAAAAGCAGAGATGTATAAACTACCGGCAATGTATGTTGGTCCTTATGCAGAACAAGACGCAGATTTAACATTAAGATTATGGCAGTATTTTAAAGTAGAAATAATTAAGCAAGAGTTATCTAGTATCTTTGATCTTGAAACACGGCTCTTTCCATGTCTATTAGATATGAAATCAAAAGGTGTACGTGTTGATTTAGATAAAGCAGATAGAATAAAAAAAGATCTACAGAAAAAAGAAACAACATTACTAACACAAATTAAAAAAGATACAGGTGTTGATGTAGACATCTGGGCGGCAGTAAGTGTAGCAAAAGCATTTGATAAATTAA